GGCCAAGGGCCGGGGGGCGTTGCCGAAAGCAGATGAAGGGGTGGGGGGAGAGTTCCTGAAGTTGAAGGACTCCTTTGTGGGGGGCGCGGTTGGGAGAGGCAAGGAGTTTGGGGCGGCTCACCCGATTTTGGCTGGGTTGGGGGCTATGGGCACGGTGGGCTTTGGGGTGAGCGAGGTGGGGCTCCCGCTGTTCAAGGGGGCCGATGAGTTGGTGACGGGCCGGAGGGTCGGGGCTGCCTTTGAAAGGGAGCAGGAGATCAGGGAGTTGGGACGGATGCGTCTTCTGAAGGATCAGAGGATGCAGAGGGATATGGGATCGAACCTTGCGAGGCTTGCCGCTGCGAGGCCTGACATCTACAATCAGTTGGCGGCTGGGCAGCGCTTGCCCCGCGACGGCGTGGCGATTGGGGGAGCCCCTCGCCAAGACATTCTTGAACAGGTAGCGTTGGCGATGTCCGAGGGCGCATTCCAACAGGATCAACCGTATGCCCCCACAGGAGCATTCTGATGGCGACAACTGAAACGGTAGTGCCTGTTGAGCAGTACCCCCGTGAGAACGGGATCATCTTCCGCGACTTCATTGCGGCGGTCAGCGACTCAAGTATCCCGCTGTTCCAGGTGGAGCGGGATACGATCATTGATTCCATTGATATTGCGATCGAGGCGGGCATTGACACAGACGGGACCCCGGCTGCTGTTTATGTTCATGTAAGGTCGCTGGATGATGGGGAGGCGTCATCGGCTGCTGTGGCAGACACGCCTTTGGTGGGGCGCCAGATCACGTCGGCGACAAGCCCGGCTCGGATTGCCGGTTCGTCGGGGACGATTGCGGCTGACACAGTGGCCAGTTTGCCGCTGGTTGGGGAGATTGATCAGTCTACTACGGATGGGGCTTTGTCCCGGAGGGTTCAGGCGGGCCAGCGAGTTGCGCTGTTCTTCACCACGACAGAAGATCCGCAGAATGCGTCGGCGGCTCTTCAAACCATGACTCTTGTGAACGTGACCATTACTGTGCGGGGCCGCACCGCTCAGGCCTAAGTTGTTTAGGGTCGCTCCTTTTCGTGCCGGAGGGCGGGGGTCTAATGGCTCCCGCCCTTTGTCTTTGTAGGAGGTTCTGATGGCTGCTCCTGTACAAGTTAGCCCGTTTGAGGCTGTCCGCACTTATGATGCGCCGGGTCTCATCATCTCGAATGCGATTGAGGGGGAGTTGACCGCAAGGGGCACCTTCTCCACACTCTTCAACTCGAAGGGGTTGTCGCCGAGGGAGCGGACTGGGTTCAACCAGAGGATCAAGGAGGAGTATGGGGGGAATCCGCTTGCGGATGCGGCCATCGACATCGCTACGAACCCGTGGGTTTGGCTTGTGTTCTTGACGAGCATTCCGGGCGAGGCTGCCCTTGTGAGAGGGGCGGGCGCTATCACGGATGTTGCGAAGGACTATTCGGCGTTCTTCAAGAAGAATGCTGGGTTCCTTCAGCAGTTGGGGTTGGCGACTTCGGAGACTTCGTTGCGGGGTACGGCGGTGGCCCCCATGATTAGGCAGGTGGAGACGGGGCTGGAGGAGTTGGGCAGGGAGGCGGGTGTCACCTTCGTCAAGCAGTACAATGAGTATCTGAGGGCGAGGGGCTTGCCGACGCTGGACTACACGGCGAAGGGGTTGTCTCCGGCTCAGGCGGCTGAGGCGAGGGAGACGGCCTTCCTGTTGCAGGCCAGGTTGGAGGGCTGGGATCAAGAGGTGAGCCGCAAGGTCTTGAAGCGGTTGGAACGGGGTGAGGACGGGAGGCTCACCACGGTCTTTGAGGATGAGGTTTCTCTCCCGGTGGTTTCGTTCGATGTTGAGAAGAGGATGATGGAGGTGGGGGGAACGGAGTTGCTTGCGTTGGCGGACTCCATGAGGAAAGGGTTCAACCAGCGGGCGGTGCGGCTGTTCGGGAAAGAGGGGCTAGCGGAGGGGGTGTTCGAGGCCGACCCCAAGAAGATCAGTCGGCTGTATGCGGGGCTCAACAATCGGCTGTTCGGGAAGGCGGGCCATGACGGGGCTGCTGCTATCGGGCGGGTGGAGGACGGCATTGATGCGATCCGGGCCATGCTGGGAGATGAGGTGGCGGAGGGGCTGAAGGCTGGCAGCATCAAGGAGGCAGAGTTCATTGATCTGGTAAGGCACACGGCGCAGGAGCAGTACCAGGCCAACTATTTCCCGAGGAATCTGGGTGAGCGGATCAGGGATCTGGGGCCCGAGGCTGTGATTGGGCTGCCTGGGCCGGAGGCCAGAGCAGGGGCAAGGACGCTGGATGTCTCGAAGAGCGTGGTGGCGAGGACGCGGCGGACGGCTCTGTACCATCCTGATGACTTGGATCAGGTGAGGGAGGCGTTTGGGGGCCGGGTCACTGAGGAGTTCGAGAGGCAGTACGAGTTGGCGGATGCTATTGGGCGGGGGGACTTGGCGGACATCGCTGGGAGGGTGGCCGATAACAAGGGGAGGGCTAAGGATCTGGCACAGCAGGCAGCCGCAGCCAAGAAGAGAGGGGATGTGGCCCTGGCTGAAGAACTGAAGGAGGAGGCGAGGGGGTTTGCTGCGGATGCGAGGAAGTGGCGGGGGGTTGCGAACCGGATGGAGGGGATTCCTCTGTTCCAGCGGCTGAACCCGCAGAAGGCGGTGACGCTGCACTTTGCGGACACGGGGCGAACGTGGGCCTGGCACATTCAGGCCCCCAACAAGGAGGTTCTGGATGCCCAGAGGAGGGTGTTCGCCTCGAACCCAGAGGTGCTAGCGGGCTTCGACGATACGTTCCCTGTGCTGGGCAAGGAGAAGGGGAAGGGCCCATCCATCTCCAAGGCCTTTGATGAGATCCCAGAGGCGGAGCAGCCGTTGGGGGGCTTCTCGCTGGCGGATGGGTTGTGGGGCCAGTACGCCCATATCAAGGACCCCTACACACAGCATCTGATTCCTCACTTCCTGATCCCGGCGTCGTCTGGGCAGTACAGTGTGCAGCAGTTGGCGACCGAGCGGGGCCTTCTCAACATGAAGGCCATGGTCAACAGGATTGCGGCGGGGCCCTTTGGTAAGGTGTTGGATGAGGCGGGCGGCAAGAAGATGCGGGAGGGGCTTCTTGCTTGGAGCGACCCGGAGGTGGGGTTGGGGGGCGCCAAGTCCTCGACGCGGTGGCTTGCCAACTACCTGTATGTTTCGCACCTTGGGTTCAACATGGCGTCGATCTCTCTGAACGCCATGCAGCCCCTCCTGTTGGCCTCGACGCAGTTGGGGGCCCGGAACGTCCTGAAGGGCTACAAGAATGCGGTGGGCGAGTTGTTCGGCTATCTGAAGGAGCGGGCGGGGCAGGGGTTCCGGGTCCTTGAGGAGGAGGAGAAGCGGGGCCTTATCGCCAAGCACTTCCGATTCGCCAACCACAACGGGGATGACCTGCTGGGGATTTCTCCTGACTTCTTCGAGACGATTGACGTGGTGGGGAGGCGGGCCGGGTTGCAGCCCAAGGGCCCCGCGTCCTTGATGGATCGGTTCTTCCAGGCGAGCCTTGCCGGGTTCGAGAAGACGGAGTGGCTGAACAGGTCGGTGACGGCCCATGCCGTCGAGAACGCTTATGTGAAGGCCGGTCGAAGCACGCTGGATGGGTCCTTCATTACGGATGTGCGGGGGATGGTGGGGCGCACGCAGTTCAGTGGCACCCTCTTGAACACGCCAGTAGCGTTCCTTACACAGGACAGGAAGTTGTCCTCGTTCGGGGCCTTCGCCACCAACCCTCTTGTGCGGATGTTCCTCAACTTCCCGCTCCGGTCTGTGACAGAGGCGGTGGTGTACGGGCCTCAGTTGGGTGGCCGAGTTGGGTTGAAGCCAGTGGTGAACGACATCTTGAGGGGGATGGGTGTTTCAGCGATTGCATATGAGGCCGGGAAGAACCTGCTGGGAGCAGACCTGAGCCGGGGTCTCTACGCTTCGTCGCTGGGAGATGCCCTGGGGGGCCAGCGGTTCTTCGAGGGCGACAGCATTGTGCCTGTGCCTCCTGTTGTGGACATCCCGGTGAGCATTGTGCAGGGGCTTGCGACTGGTGATGTGGAACTCCTGAAGTATTCGCTGCCCCGGTTGGTGCCGGGGGGCGTGGCCCTGAGTCGCATGTTCGGGATAGCCCCGGACCTTCCTCTGATTGAGGGCATCAACCCGCAGCGGACCTACATTGATTGGAATGCAAAGCAGCCCGATGGGACCGTGCCCCTCTTCAAGTGGGACGGCACCCTCATCGAGTTTCAAAAGCCCTCGGAGTTGGTACTGAAGGCGTTGGGCGCGGACCTTGGAACGAGCGCCCTTCGAGGGGAAGTGGACGGGTTCCTGCTGAAGAACCAGGAGGAGATGCGGGCTGTTCGCAGGTCGGCCACCTTCGCATTGTTGAATGGGGACATGCGGAAGTTCCAGGCCAAGAAGGAAGAGTACCAGAAGAGGTTTGGGTTGCCGCTGACTATCAGCGAGACGCGGGTGAAGACGGCGCAAGAGTTGATGACGAAGCCTCGGACGCAGCGCATCCTTGACAAGTTGCCCCCTGAAATCAGGGAGCAGTATCAGGCGATTGTGGGTGAGCCGCAGCAGCAGTTGCAACCGGCCCACCTGACTGAGGAAATGAAAAGGGCTCTGGCCCAACAAGCAGACAAGCCGAAGATTCAGCAGCCTGTGTTGCCGGGCCAGAACCCAGTGTTCAGCAAGTTCGGAGCCTTTGGAGGCTAGTCCTCGTCGTCGCATTCCTCGAACATGGCGGTGAATGCTTGATGGGCCTCGAAGGTGTAGCGGTCACGGGCCATCTCCACCAGCCCTCGCTTGACGGAGAGCCTTCCGCATTCGCTGAAGTGCGCGCTCACCGGATCACCGTCTTCGTCCTCTTCTCTCATAAGTTCATAGAGGAGGATCATGGCGTGGCATCTGCTTCGGAGTTCATTGACGAGTTCTTCGTTGGTGGCGAAGGAAAGGTCAGCGTGTTGCGGGGATTCGGGTTCCATCAGGAGCCTCCCATTCAAGTACAAGGGTGCAATCGGGGTGAGGAGCAGGGACTACAACAGAGGGGCAGGGTCCCCGTCCGTCTTGGGCCCACTCACGCTGCCATGTACAAGCAAACCGTGAGTAGACTGAGGAGTCGTCGTAGTTGTCTCCGTGGAAGACTTGCCGCTTCCTGTTGAGTTTGAGCCCGTCCATCATGTTGGCGACAACATGGGGAGGAAGGGGTTGCATCTGAGCCATGTGCAAGACCCAGGGGTGGAGGAGGCCGCACCAAGTTTGAGCAATGCCGAGGTGGTTGATGTAGGCCTCGCCATACACAACTTCCCTTTCGGCGGAGAGGGCAGCCTCTTCTGCGGAGAGATGGTATCGCTCTCGTAGATAGGCAGCCCGGGCATCGCGGGGTTGGCCGGGTGAGTCATTCATCGGAGAGAGCCTCTACAAGGGGGTTGGCAACGAAGTAGACTCGTTCGCAGCGAGAGCATTCTCCGAGCAGGAGCGGAGCCAAGTCACCCTCGAAGGGGATGAGGTGGGGATGGAGTTGAACGCAGAAGTCGGAGAGGGAAGTGGAGCAGCGGGAGCAGGCCCCCTGCACATAGAGGTTGTCGTCAATCAGGGTGTAGAAGTCGTAGGTGTTGTCAAGGGGTTCGAGGGTGGATGAAAACCAAGGGCGGTCTCCAAACTTCTTGATGTGCGGGGAGGGTGTGTCGGGGCCGAACAGCACTGCCTCGGCCACTCGGTCGGGGGGAATCAACGAATACATCTTTGCCTCCTGTTATCGGTTGTCGCCAGATCCTGAGATTACGCCACGGTCCTTTCTGTCCTGGAGTTTCTGGATGTTCATGGCCGCAACCTGGTCGAGTGTAAAGCCGCACACTTCAGCCATGTACCACAAGTACCAGAGGACATCGCCGAGTTCCTGGGCGATGACTTCGCCGTGCAGCCGCGAATCAAACATCCCGTCGTTGTCTCGGATCACCTTCTTGATCTTGTTGGCAATCTCGCCCGCTTCCCCGGCTAGGCCGAGAGCCCCATAGTAGAAGGACTCAGGCTCACGGGGGGGTATCAGGGCGGTTCGCTTTGCAGCATTGGAGTAGTCGTCAAACGTCAGCATCTTGGGGTTCCTTTTGCGAGAAGGTGGGGTCGAGCAGGATGTGCCAATGGAGGATGTTGTTGTCTTTTGCTTTTGCCAGGGTGAGGGCGCTCGGAGCCTTTCTGGGGTTGAGGCGGTTTACCAGCCAATCATAGGCATGGAGGTTTTCGTTGGCTGACTCGAAGAACTCTTTGGTGAGAGAGGCTTTGCATTGAGATTTCCCAAACGAAAAGGGAACAAAGGAAAGAGGGATGACCCTGGCGCCAGAGGCCAACCCTGATACTAGGTCGTCAATGATGTCATCTGGGGTCCAGAGAGGGTCTTGGCCTTTGGAAAGGATGAGGAACAGTGCGGGGTAAGGGCCGCAGACGCCGGGTGGTTCGACAACGAGGGAAGCAAACCCGATGTCGCTGGGAGCAACATTGCTTGTTTCATCTCTAAAGGCTATGGGGGTTGAGACGGAGATGTGACAAAGCACTCCTTCGTCTACTTCCTTGGGATAAGCAAAGGTGGCAGTGCTTCCAGTTGAGACTAGGTGGGTCATGGCAGCCTTTCGAGTTCGAGTGAAAAGACACGGTTGGTTTCGCAGCAGGTGCGGACGTGGCTGGCGGGGCGTCCTGCTGCTTTGGACATGGCAGGGGTGGCGGGGGTGTTGGGCTCGGGCAAAGGCTCCTGATCTGCTGCTTCCATGATGGCAACGTCGGCGTTTGTGGGTTCACGGGTAATGATGCGGATGAGGTTCATGCTGGAAGATTCCTTGTAAGAATGTGAAATGCGAGGACAGCCACTGCTGGAACTTGGCCGTTTCCAATGGCCTTTGTGCGGTCCACCCGATCGGCCACCCCATCAACCACTCGGTCCAATCCGAGTTCATCACTCCCCCACCAGAAGGGGTAGCCCATCGGCGGTGCGACTGTTGTTGTAGGTCGGGGCGGTTGAACTTTGGGTTCTTGTCCCGGCAAGGAGGAAAGAGCATACCTCCCGCCATGGCCTCGGCCTCTGCAACAGTGAGTTCGCCCCTGTCGATCTTGGCAATGAGTTGGAGTTGGTTGCCCTCGGAGCGCCAACCCTCGCACTTTGGGGTGGGCCAAGATCCACATTCGATCTCTGTTGTGGGGCGCGCCGATGTGCCTTGCTCCCAACACGCACCACCGAACGTCATACCCCACGCTGTCAAGTCCTTGGATGACGGTGCCGAGGCCACGGGTACGCAGGAGCGGACTGTTTTCCGCGAAGACGAAAGGAGGGCGAATGGTTTCAACGCAGCGGAGATACTCGAACCACAGGCCGCTACGGTCTCCGGCAAGTCCGCGACCTTTACCTGCGGCGCTGATGTCTTGGCAGGGGAACCCTCCGGTGATGATGTCGATGTGGTTGGAGAAGGGGGAGGGGTCGAAGGTTCTGATGTCATCCCAGATGGGGAAGGGAGTGAGGTGTCCTTCTTGTTGTCGGCGCAACAAGATGCTGCGGGGGTAGGGCTCCAGTTCAACTGCGGCGATGGTATTCCAGCCAAGTAGATGGGAAGCGAGAAGTCCTCCTCCTGCTCCTGCGAACAATGCCAACTCATTCATGGGGCTCCTTTCTAAGGGGTGGGGGGAGCAACAGAAAAGGGGCACGTCCGTTCATAGACGGCGCGTGCCCCAGGGGTGGGGGGAAAGGTCAGCCAACAGTTGCCCGCTGGCTGACCGAGCAAGAGAGCCACCACTCTCAGGCTCACGGGGGGGTCTTAGACAAGGCCTCGGATGCTGTCAAGTTTGGAGTGGAAGACCTGCTCTTCGCCCTTCTTGGGGCCGACCTTGGGAACGTACTTGCGAGTCTCGAACTTCTTGAAGACGGAGACCATGAGTTGTGCGCCTTGTTCGTTGGCGTCGGCGATGCGTTGGGCCGCAAGGTTGATGGCGCCCACGATGTCATCTTCAATGAAGTCGTCGCCAAGGAGCCCAGCAAGGGAGCCCTTCAGACGGCCAAGCGTGATGTTGGCCTGGGTCTGCCGTTTGCCCTCGGTGTCGGATTCGGGAAGGGAGCCGATGTCGTAGGGGATGGTGAAGTACTGGCCGCTCCAGTCGAAGGGGCCATCGGGATCGTCGAAGTAGGTGTAGGTGAAGCGGACGGTGAACGCGGGGACTTTCACTTCGGCACCGTTGGCCCTGTAGGTGAAGTTGTCGTCTTCCTTGAGGGACATGGCGACGAGGGCGCACGGGATCTCTTCGTCAACTTCTTCGTTGGGCCAGCGCCCGAGACCGCCAAACAGTTGGTCGGTGCGGGCCTCTTTGCCTGCCTCACGGAGGGTCTTCATGCGGTCGGATGAGGTGTTGCTGAATCCTGCCATTGCAATGGTTCCTTATGTGGTGGACTCTTCGGCTTCGAGGCCCTTACGGTAGGCCTCTTCAAGAACCGCCCAGCCGTCGCGGGGCGGGATTTCGATGGAAGTGGCGATCCCCGAACGCCGCTTTGCAACCTCTTTGTAGCGAGGTTCAAAGGAAACGATGACGCGGGGGATCTGGATGGTTTCGGTTGTTTCGAGGGGCTGGCCTGTCTTCGGGTTGAGGATGGGTTCGCCGGTGGAAGCATTGGTACGGATCTTCTTGACCGCTCTGGTTGTGGTTCCTTGCTCAACGATGCCGACGATCTCGCAGATGTCGTTGAGTTTGCCCCAGAAGTTGTCGGTAAGGCGAGGCACATCTTCCAAGATGATCTTCTTGGCTTTGTGCCCCTCCCCTTCGGAGATGGTTTTGGTTGTGAGGTGGAGGATGAAGGCGGTGCCAACTCCCACCCGCTTGTTGTCGTGGGCCAGATTGACGAACTGGTCGTGGACTGCGGCCCAGGCAGCCGGGCCGTACAGTTCGTCCCAACTGGTCTTGCCCAATGACTTGACTTCGTGGGCCATTGCGAGACGTACAGCCGTGTCGATGGTGTCAAGCACAACGAGTTTGGGAGCGCCCTCGACCTTGTTGCGGTTCATGTCTCGCACGATCTCAACTCGTTCGAGACAGTCGCCCCAAGTCAGGTCAGGGATGACGGAGCCGTCTGCTTCTGTGGGCTGGCCCGCCTCGTTGATGCAAGGCCAGATGAAGGCGTGGGGGTCAGGGTTGGAGGTGGATGAGAGGTCGGTGTTCAGGATGAATGCGTCAGGGCAAGATTGAAGGAGGGAGGACTTGCCTTCACCGGAAGTGCCGCACCATGCAGAGACGCATTGGGTGAGGGCAGGGTGAAAGCGAACGCCTCGGCTCCCCAACTTGGAGAAGCGTTGGTCAATGGTGGTTCCCACTGCTAACTCCTGTGTAAGGGTCATTCAGATTCAGGTGAGCCGGGATGGGCTGCTGTGTTGGAGGGGCCGACAACGGAGAGGGTGCGGTTGAAGGAGTAGCCAAGGCCGTCACACCACTCAGCAAGGCAGGCGCTGGAGACGAGAGAGGTGGTGTGTTCTTGGAAGGCTTTGTGGAAAGAAGCAAAGGAAGTGATGTCGTAGGCGGCGATGGTTTGTTCGATAGCAGGGGCAATGAAGGTGCGGAGGATTTCGTCGTGCCAGGGGGCAAGGGGGTTGGGGCGGGTCGCCATCAGATTTCTCCTTCGATGGTGAGGTTGTGGGAAGTTTCGTCTTCGCGGTGAAGAACGGTGAAATGGTTAGTCTCGATGATGTCGGGCCAGCGTGTGATGGGAGTGAGATAGAAGGGGGCGAAGTGGGAGGGCCTGCCGAATGTTGACATTCCATCCTCAGTTCTGAAGAAGCGGTTTGGAGTGGCCGGGCGGGTGGCGTGGGAGTAGATGAACTCCACCTGAGAAAGATATTCTTCTTCTTCGTCGAGGTCAAACCCTCCGAAGGAGACGGCGGAAACATTTACGGGGGGCTCTGCTTGTCGCATGGCTTGCTCCCCTTCGTAGTCGCCTTCAGAGAAGTACCAGTCGCGGACTCTCTTGCAATAGTTGAGGGGGCAGGGCTCACCGGCGTAGGCCTTGCTGGGCTTCTTGCCTGTTCGTTCATGTAAGCAGTTGCAAGCCATCTCTTCGAGGGAGAAGGAGCCAGAGTAGCCGTCTGTTAGGGCAACCTTCCATTGGTTGCCAACTCGCTGGGCTGTGCCGGAGACCCCGGTGCGTTTGCCCTCTGCGATGTAGTGGTAGTTGCGGTCCTTTTGGCCGAGGGTAATGGAGGGTTTTTGGATGATCGGGTGGATCATTCCCCCCACCCCTGCGCCGGGCGGAAGGTCAAAGGTCTTGTGGAGTTGTTTGCTCTTGGCGAGCCGGTCCAGGATGTAGAGGTAGTGGCGGAGTTGGAAGGAGCAGGGGAAGGATTGGGCTCGGAGTGAGGCGGCGGCGCCTGTAGTCTTGGCGTCTACGATCCAGACTTTGTTGGTCTTCTCGTTGAGGTAGAGGCGGTCGAACTGGGCGAGAAGGTGGGTGTCCTTGTAAGGGACTTTGCCGATGGTCTCGCAGCCGAGCAGACGCCAGTGGGGTTTGGCGAAGTAGCCCTCGTAGCCAGCAGAAAGGAAGGAGTTGTTTGGGATCTTGAAGTCGCGGGACGCAAGATACCAGGTGAGGGCGGAGAGGGCGTCGAGCCGCTCCCGTTCGAGGACGGTGACTAGGCGGTCAGAGACCCACCCCACCCCTTTGCAAAGAAGGGAGAGTTCTTCGAGTCGGGCCTCAATCAGTTTGTCGTAGCGATTGCGGGCCTCGGCGTCGGGGTGGAGGGCGTACAACTCAAAGGCCGAGTGGAACCATGAGCCGTGCGAGAGGGCTTGGGAGTAGCGGAAAAGAGGGACGAGTCCGAGGCGCCGGGTGAGGTAGTAGGTGAAGGGGGCCGCGCCGCAGAGCCCAAGGTCCGAGGAGCGGATGGGCGGGATGCGGGGGATGAGGCCGTGGTGTTCAAGGAATGTGGCAGCCCTGGCCCCCCTGTCAGAGGGAGGGCATTCGGGCACAGAAAGATTCGGTGGCATGGTGGTTGCCTTTGTTGGGGTTAGTGA